CAGATGGAACGAACAACTCAGGTCCTCTTTCACCGACTAGGTATGGTGTTCCTCCACTTACTGGACCTCCCAACGCCCTAGCTTGTACTCCAGCATTTAAAGCAGTCTTTAATGCAGCACCAGCAGCAATTAATCCTACGCCTGTTGCAATTGCCAAAAGAGGTTTATTAAATAATTCTGCTAAAGATACCTTTACGGCTTTAGCTAAAATACCAAATTCAATTAATGCTTTACCTATGGTTTGTAATCCGCTTGCAATTACTTCACCGAATGCTGCAAAAGCATTTTTAACATCTCCTCCAGCTAATGCAGTTCCAATTGCTGTTCCTATAGTTGCAAATCCTTCTATTTGAATATTTAAAAGAGCTTGATTGATTCTATCTTCAAATGACTTTATAAATTTTTCATTTTTTTCTTGTAAATCTTTAAAATTTTGTGCTACAAACTCTAATTCAGGTGCAATTTTAACCTTAACCTTAACTGGTTTTAATTCCTTAAAGCCTTTCTTAATTAAATCTTCATATTGTTTAGTTACAATATTTCCTTTAGCAAATAAATCAGCTTGTTTGCCTTCTTCTATGGTAAGTTTGCTAATTCTAAATATGCTAAAATCAAACTTAAAATCTTTTTGAGCTTTTAACCTATCTAATAATATTTGCTTTTCTAATAGTTGATTCTTTCTTAAAAACTCAGTTCTTTCATCCTCTAAATCTCTTAACTGTGCATTAGATGCTGCTAGTTCTGTAAATCTTAACTTATCTGTCTTAGATAAATTTTTAAGTAAATCTTCGTTTATCTTTCCTGTTTCTAAAAATGTTTGAAAGAGAACATCTAATTCTCTTCTTTTAGCTAATATATAATCTTGCGCTCCAGCTCCAAATCTTTCTGCAGGAATTTCCTTAAATTTATTTGTCTCTGCAACAAAGTTTTTTGCTTCTTGTGTAGCACTATCAAATTTTTGTTTTAATGGACTTATTTTATCATCTAAATCAGCAATGTAAACATTATTTTTACCTATTTCTGATTGTGCATTTGCTATATCTAGTGCAAATCCTGTAAGACCACTTAATTCGTTATTTAATTTGGCTAAATCCGTTTCGAAATCTAATTGACTTCGTAAGTCAGACAAAGCCTCCGTAATATTCTCTAAAGAAGTTAAATATGTAATACTTGCAACTTCAGCATTGCTTAATTGCTTGGATGAAGTAAATAATTGATCACTAAACTGAACTAAAATAGATGTAACTGTGGATACGGCCAATAGAATACCAGCAGGTCCTGTTAGGGCTTCAATCATTCCCTGAATTGCACCGGTTGTACTACCTGTTTGGTTTCTTAATAAAACAAATGATTCTACTAATGGGTCAATGTTGTTGGCAATACCCCTAATACCGTAAGGAGCATCTTGAACGACCCTTGTAAAGTTGTTTAAAGTAAATGTGGCTTGGTTAGTTACACTAGGTAACTGTCTCAGTTTAGAAGCAGCTTTCTGAATATCATCATCAAAACCAATCGCAGCTTTACCTGTCTGATCTAGTTTATTTTGAAGTTGATTTAAACCAGCAATGGCACCAGAGACTTCCGCACCGACTTTGACTTCCATATCAGCCATTCTGATTCTGTTTTATTCTTTTTAAAGCTTCTTTTTCTCTTTTAGCTTTCAGTAGAGACCTAATTTGTTCTTGACTAAGCTCTGACTTTTCATCAAGTTGCCAACTGTCCATAACAAATCTTGCCCCATTGCCCTTGCCTATGAATGCTTCACAAATCAAGGCAGTCTGAAACCTTAACAAGTATGATTCAGTTTTGATTTTATCAATATACCCTTTTCTTAGAAGAGCATATTCCTCAAATTCTAAACCATAAAATTCATTCGGAAGTAAACCTATTTGGCCAAATGCTTCCGACCTCATCTCATCCCAGGTCAGGGTTTTGCCTGGGTTTACTCTTCCCCCTCTACTTTAACTTTATTTACATCAACAAACTTATTAATTAGCTCAGCAGCTTCGGTTTGCTCCATAACTCCAACCCAATCTTGTGCTTGTTCTAATGTAATAACTTCATTGATACCATTAGATTTATTATAGCAGTTTATTCCTGCATATACTAATCCACTGATAAATGTAAATTGTTTATCAGGTTTGTTCAGGAGTTCATTCATATAAAGTGGGTCTGAAGATGTGGCTTCGCCAAAATAATTGGAAAACCACATCTTTCCCACATCTAGAGTTCTGTCCTGACCACCTATGCTGTGTGTGATTTGTTTCATGGTGATTAGCTTTGAGGTTCAGTATCTATATCTCCTTCGATTTCAATAGTCATAGTGAATTTAGCAGTCTGACCGCTAGTATTCTGTTGACCAAGAGCTGAAATCCAGCCATATCCACCGTGATATACGGTTTCTGCTGAATCAGTTAAATGCCAATACTTCTTAGTGTTATTAGCATAAAGAGTCTGATAATCATTGTAAGAAGCTTCAGTAGCATCAGGAGCCGTGTCAACAACTGCATTCAATGTGAATCGGTTGTTTTGAGGACCTAATACTTTTAAAGTTCCACAGTTAGTTTCATCACTAACCACATTGCGGCTGCCATCAAAGGACCCCTCTGATTGGCAAACAGCCGACTTTTTTGCACCGCCTGGAGTGTCGGAGTACTCAATGTACATCACACTTCCACTCAAAGTTGTAGGATCTGCCATTTTTGTTTATTTAATTTTGATTAATAAAATGCTCGTATCTTTTAATTACTCTGAATATTTTTTCAGAGCCATCATCTTCGTATAGCTCATCCTCAGATTGTACTGTAATTTGTGTAATCTGAAAATCAGCTAATGTTATTCCAAAAGAGTTAGGTGATAAGATGATTAAGTCATCTATCTCTTGTGCTATATCATAAGCAGTCTTACTGTTACCTGTAGTAGCGAATTTAGTCAATATATCTACTATAATAACAGATGTCCTGAAAAATGCAGAATTATTTAATTCTCTGTCAGTTGAACCTTCTGACCTTATTAAAACGTAGTTGCCACTTGCAGATAAAGGCACAGTATCTTTATATACAGGAACACTAATAGCACCATTCAATGTCTGGTACCATTCAGTTTTAATCTGATATAATGAATTTTTATATGCCATCAAAAATCGCCTTTAGTCTTTTATTTAAGTTCTCTCTAACTGGTGCTACATGCTTATAAAAGAAAGGTTGTGGAGAAATACCATTTTTATAGATAGATCTTGCTATCAGAAATGAAACTCGGTTAATTTCTTTACCCGTTGCTATTCCTTTAATTCTTACCCATTCTGTAATAGCATCAATCAATTTTACTGCACCCGATCCTCTCAACCCTCTGAACTGAGCAGCTTCCTCTTCGAAACCTGTCTGAGCTACAAACTTGCTTTTAGTTCCAAATTCTATAAATGGAGCATAAAATACATTTGTATAAACTCTATAAGCCATGTCACCCTGCTTTTCAATCTGTATTGAGTTTTTCAATACACCTCTATATCCTGGTTGACTATTGAGGTCTCTTTTAGCCAACCCTGCAAATTCCATTGCAGCAGCCATAACTTCCGCATCTACTTCATCCTTAATTTCTTTCTTTGCGGACTCTATACGGCTTTTAAATTGATCAATCCCTATGAAAGATGCCTTAAGCACTTACTTCGTATATATTAAATGCTGTTATCTCCCAATAAAACCGTTGTTGATCTATTCTTCTGACATTACTAATAGAATAAGTCTGTCCGAAGTATTCTATTTTAAAATCAGGTGTGATAGGATAATCCCTAAAGTTAATCCTAAATACTTTTGTATCAGAAGCATCTGTCCTACCATCAGCTTGTGATCTACCTCCACCACTATCACTTATCTCAGCCCATAGCTTATAAGTAGTTGCTAATGTTTCTTGTGCATCACCATTAGCATCAACAGTTGTAGTGTACTTAAGTAACTTTATAGGTTTTGTAGTTCCTATCATCCTATCCAGTTAGCGGTTTTGTAAATAGATGCTATGTTAATAGCTTCTTTACTTAATCCATCAACATTCTCATCACCTCTGTTAATGTAACGATAAGCCACCTCTTTGTACATAGCATCCTTAAGACCTTTAGGTAGGATTGTATATCCAGCCTCATACTTTAAGAGCATATTCTCATAAGTAGGAGTCTTTAAGATTCTATTGTTAAAAGATAGGTCAAAGTCATCTGTGCTGATTGAATCACCTTCATCATCCTTTAAGTAAATAATACTATTAACAGGACCAAAAGGGATATCAAAGTTTCCACAAAGGTTGGTAAATTCTATTTCCCAAGTTTTAGTAATTAAACTTAAACCTGTGTACTCCTCCATTCTTTCTCTTGCTGATCTGATTAGAGTTTCAATGATTACATCATCATCATCAAAGTCAGAGGATATTGATTCAGAATTGTCAATAAAACCCTCTAATCTAAGATAATTCTTTACCTCTTGAACAGTCAAAGGCTCAGTTATCCCTGATTCCTCAGTCTGGTCCTCCCAATCTATCAGTAAGTTATACAACATAAGATTTATTTAAAAAAGGAGCTGGCCGAAACCAGCCCCCTATCACCACATCAACCACAGCTTAGAATGTACCGTAAATCAAGGCATCTGTTCTCATAATGTTGATGTCTTCAAAACACTCAACACGAGCAGTTACCAAGTTACGCTGGAAGTTGTCGCTGTCCTCGTAAGAGAACTCAACACGCAATCCTTCAGTCTCAACTCTTTCAAGGTAAGAAGCATCCACGATAAGAGCCTTATCGTTAGTAACCCAAGAAGCACCAATTACAGGTACACCTGCAATACGGATATTTCCGTTAGGGTCAATGATAACACCACCAGGTACAGAGTAGTCAGTAGGCTTAGTCTTTAACAAGTCAGCCCATTGAGCATAAGATACTAAGGCAAAAGAAGCCTCGAAGTTTGCATCCAATTGGTT